AACTTACTTTCAGCTACTTCCCCAAATCCAGAAGTAGATTTAGTTAAGTTTTGTGCTAATATAGATGGCGCAATGTATTGTGAGAATTGAGATGTTTGTTCATCAATGACTTGACCACCAATGAGAAGTTCAACTTTGGAAATCGCATTGACCCATTCGGCTGGTGAAAATTTGTGAGCTTTACCCGCTTTATTTGGAGCGATATACACGTACCCGACCATATCCCCTTTTCTTTCAAACCTGACGGTCGACATACTGTTCGAGGATGGGTTGCCCTGGATAGTTTGTCTTTCGACAGTTTGGGCGAAGTTTGTGTGACGTTTGTAGTTGGACCTGAAAAAAGAAACTTCAGGTTGACCTACGAGATGCGCATCTTGGGCACCGATTGCAACGAGTTGGGCAATACCTCCAGACATATTTTATATTATACTAAGGTTTTTTATTTTTAAGCCCATATATAATATAAAAGTGTGTCCTGATTTATTTAATTTACTAATTTTGTGTAAAAGATATTGAATTCATATATACATTACCTGCAACATTTGACAATGTCATGAGTCCGTGTTCACTTTGTTTAATAGTGAGGTCGCTCGTCTGAACGTACCAGTTTACATTTGTAAGATTTTTTGATATTTTTCTATCTGCACCTGATGCAAATATAGGTACGACTATCTGAGCACCGTCTATAAGATCTGAATAGACGAGACTATTTAAATCGCCTACAAGTTGAACAAGTGGTGCTGTACCGTAACTTTTATTTTTAGCATCTATAGTTATTGTATCTGTCGATGACATTGCTGCAGTTATACCTGGATTTGTAAGTTGAATATTTTGTGATATTAAATTACCTGTAACATTTACATTTGAACCAATTTTAATACTATTTGTTGTAACAAACGCATTATCCGAGTTATAACTTGAATGTGGACCTGTAAACTGAATAACGTTTGAAGTTACATTTGAATCAACCGCAGAACTCGCAGTATCATCTAAACCAAATGGTGAAGCAGCAATATTTAACCCTCCTATGGTAATGTTATCCGCTACTACGTTCCCTGAAACCGTGAGTACATTAGACCCGTACGTGTTTATTGTAAGATTTGCAGATGCCGCTGATGGACCAATTGCTACATTTGCACCTTCTTCGATTATGTTATCTAAGGTAGACCCACCTTGTCCCCCTGAATCATAGATTTCACCTGTTGTTGTGTTGAACGATAAAACGTTATTCGAAGGGGCTGCATAAGCCGGATCAAGTTTTATCGCGTTATCTACTTTCAAAGATGCTACTGCACCCGCCGACGATTTAAGTAAAACATCACCGGCATAATCAATTTGTTTTGTAGCTGCAATGTCAATATCACCCGCGGATGTTAAACCCGTGGTTGTGTTATTAAACGCGACTGTTTGTGTTGTCGTTGCACCTCCATCTGTAATAGCCTGTAAAGTGGAAGAAACGTCGTCCCAATCTATTCCAGCCGCGGAACTTCGAAGGAACTTTTTATTTAAATTTGCGACACTAACGAAAAACCTCACTTCACTAATAACTACTGCAGTTTGACCAGTACCACCCTTTGCTTTTACAACTAAGGCTAAATATGTATAAGCACTCGCTCCTGATATAGAAACTGTATGTCCACTACCACCATTATAAGTAGCGTGTACAGTAGATGACAATAGACTTGTCCAACTTGTATCATCATTACTTCCCAATATTTCCCACGAATCTGGTGCCTGATTATCATAGCTTTGTCTCCCCGTAATGTTAACTGATGTTGGTGCAATTCCAGTCGAAAGTTGAAGTTTTATCCATTCACCGGATACACCGCCTAAACTTTTACTTCCCGTATAGGCACCCGAAGTACTATCGTAAACATTCTCATCAGAATGCCAAAAAGTGCTATGCCCCGGGGTAGTTTTATCAAACGCTCTCCATATTTCACCATATTGATTACTACTTGCAGTCGTTGTGTACGTTATTCCCGCAATGGTTTCACCCGAATTAGCTGCTGATGATAGTGCGGACGTTGGGTATTCGACAGTAGTAGCAGCTGGTGCATAAGGTGTGAGTTTAGTTAACGCAGTTCCAGATGCTGGACCTAATAACAATTCGTTTTCTGCTACTGTAGTTAAACCGGTACCACCCTTGGCAAGTAAAACTTGTGAACTCAAATTAGCGGGGTCGAGTACTGATATACCTGTCGTTACACCCGTACCACCACGTGCAGTAGCAACTGTTCCAGTCGTAAGGTTAGTTGCGTTCAGTACCGATATACCTGTAGTTACACCCGTACCACCACGTGCAGTAGCAACCTGACCTGTATGACTAGCATGACCCAAATTTAAGTTTGTCATAGTCGGACCAGCACCACTGAAGCTGCCCCCCGAGAAGTTTTGGGCACTTATAGTACCGCTTGATGCATCTATTATAGTTCCCGTACCGGTTAAATTTAAATTATCAGCGGTTACTTTACCTGTCGTCGTGACGTTACCGGATAAAACGTTACCCCACACATTTGCCGTGATGTATCCATCCGCTGTTGTGTTTGTAGGTACAACGGTTTCACTTTCAGAATTACTTTCTGTAAAAGCGATTGTATATTCTTTACTCATGGTCTAACCCAAAAAACCTGCAAATACATTCGCGGTTGGTCTTGTCATATGCTGCCCCATATCTTTTGTGTCTACGGTGTTATTGTGTGCGACTGCAAATATTTTATCGGTAATGTAATGATCGGTTGTATGCTGCGCCGTAATATTACCTGCAACGGTTAAGTTTCCAGAAACTACCACGTTCGAACTAATAGATGTAATGTGTGTAGATGGGTTATATCCAATTTTACTTTCCTCAAAAATACCAGAACTGTTCACGTATGGTATACTCGAACCAGATAACGAACTAGCGCCCGTACCACCTCGAGCAATAGGAACTTGACCGGTGTTAGTACCTTGACCTAAATTTAAGTCAGTTATACCCGAACCGTTTCCACTAAAAGCTCCTTGAAAACTCGATGCTAGTATATCACCGGACGATGCATCTAATACAATCCCCGAACCGTTTAATGCTACTTGTCCATCCGTTACTTCTAGAACGACACCCGAAGATTTATTTAATGTTATGACTTCATTAGAAACGTTAGACACACCTGTTTGCGACGCAAGCACTTCATCTAACGTGAGTGGAACATCGGACCATTCGGGTGCCGTTTTACCCGCGTTTAATCGGAGAAACTGACCCGCGGTCGCGGAAGATGTACTTAACTTTGCGAGTGATGTTATTCCATTGGCATATACTAAATCACCTTCAGTATATGTATCAATACCTGTACCACCCACTGGTATGGCGAGAGTACCCATAGTTATATTACCCGTATCTATATCTGTTATAGACGAACCATTACCAGTAAATGATGACGCAGTTATAATTGAAGCTGATATGTTATTAGATCCTAATATTTCACCGTATATACCTGACGATGCTATGTTATTAGATCCTACTATTTCACCGTATAGTATTCCACTAACTTTAGCTGCTGTTATGTTATTAGATCCTAATATTTCACCGTATATACCCGTTGTTCCAATAAGTTTATCTGCTAATATATCTTGACTTGTTTCTATTTGGTCATATACACCCATTGTTCCAGTAATAGTTTGACCTTGAATGTCACCTAGAGCAGTAATAGTCTGACCTTGAATGTGACCTTGAGCAGTAATAGTAGTTTGACCTTGAATGTGACCTTGAGCAGTAATTTGACTTGCTGTAATTAAATTGGAGCCACTTATGTTACCAAATATATAATCATCGACAACTATATTACTGTATGCCTTGAGTGACGTTGTTGGATTTGTAAGGTGGAGTGTATTTGATGTAACATTACTTTTATCCGTGACAGTTTGTAAAGTTACATTTGAAAGAAGACCGCCATCACCACGATAATATTGTGCGTTTATATTCCCCGTCGTTTCTATAGCGAAAACAGATTGTGTTGGTACATTCATAACGGTTTGACCATCAGCTCCTAATGTAAATAAATTTTGTGGATTTGTATTTGCTACAGCGACGTGAGACGTTGCTTGTATATCCCCGGTATGTATAATACCTGAAACCTGAATTTTATTTGTATTATCTTTATCTATAACGACAGAGTTTCCCGTAGTTGATAACCTATCAGTTCTTGTATTACCTACAACTCGTAGATCATCGATATCACCTACTGGACCTTTAATAAAAACCTTATCGGCTACAGATAAGGCGTGTGTTGGGAGTGTATTTGAAATACCTACGTTAGATGACGCAACGAAAGATGTAGTTGCATTGTTAAATTCAACTACATTTGCTGTAACATTACCTACAGCAGTTGCATTTTGTAAAGTAATACCACCTAACAAATCTGTAGCTACACCTGAATCCACAAGTTCTGCTGTTTGTGCGTGGTACGCAAAAAAATTCGCACCTGATAATTCTGCTACACGTACCGGTGTCACATAAAGTGAACCTGGTGTTGATGCAGATATAGGTGCATCTGACGCATTGAAAACAACTGTGTTTTCGGCCTGATTATCATTAGCGTGTTTACCAAACCGGATTTTGGTAGACCGCTCGATGGTAGGTATATTTTTAACCATTTAATATAAGTAGGTATTTTTAATTGGCGTATATTAAACCCGCCATACCATTTTCTATTCTAAGAATATTGTAATTTACGGCGTATATTGGATCATTTATAATCATATTCTGGCTATGTATCTTTGCAGAGTCTAAACGACTAAAATTGAGCGTTCCTGTCGGTTGGAGTGAGCTCGTCGAAAGACAAAAGCAGTATAAAAAGAAATCCGGTGAAGTTACGAATTGCGTGTGGTAATAGTTTTGAATTTCCATAAAATGTGGTTTCCCCCATTTATAATTACCTATATCGAGACCATTTATCTCGATCTTTATTTTATTACTCGCAGATGTTAAAGCACCTTCAGTACTTGTATCTGAACACGCTAGGTATTTAACTGGGTGGTTAAATGTAAGTTCCTGTGTAAGTTCCTGCGAAGGAATACTTTTTTGAACCTGTGTAATGAGTAGATTATGATTTCTCGAAACTAAATTTCCGCGTTCTTCGTTATCGAGGTAATAATAGTTTGAATAACACTCGACGTTATAATTACCTGCTTGTGAACCCCAATGAATACGCAATTCTACTTCATGGTAACGCAAAGCAACCATGGGTATAGCACATTGTGGACCTTCGCAAAAAAAGAAACGTAAAGGATAAAAGTACGAACGTGCACTTATACCTGGGTGTGTACCATTTGAACTCTTAGAAACATTCGTTGCGAATGTATCTATGGCTATTTTTTCCGTAAAAGCAGCGTCTTGTGAATCGATAACTTGTCCACCGATAAGCAATTCGACCCTGTCGATTACATTTTCCCAGAGTTGGATATCAAGCGATTTTGTGTTATCGTCTATAGTAAAGTATGTATATCCTAATAAGTCACCTGATCTTGGAAATTTGATCGATGACATAGCGTTATTTTTCACAGCTCCTTGTATCGTTTGCTTTTCTATGGATTGTGAAAAATTAGAATGCCTTTTGAAAGTTGAGCTAAAGAATGAAATTTCTGGTTTTCCCATAATGTGCTCATCTTGAGCACCGATGGCAATAAGTTGAACAACACCAGAAGACATTTATAATAAGAAAAGGTTAAAATTATACGTGTATATCGCCCTGAAAATATTAGAAGGCTAAATTTCTTTTTTTGCAAACGAATCTAAATATTAAACAGGTTTCGGTTGTAGTCGCCGCTGCACCTGTTTCCTTCAATAACTCAACAGTTATTCTATCGAGTTTCTTTATTGGGTTAAAATATTGTTGAATAACTGGGTATTCGTTTTTAAAAAGGAGTCGAGATGTTCCATCTGTTACGAGAGAACCGAAAACACCGTTTATTAAATTATCATCAGCTGTATCCAAATCTGTTTTCCCTCTTTGAGAAAAGAAAGTTCTTAATTCATCAATTTTAAGATGTATTAATTTATGAGCTCCACCTGTGCCGTTAATATGAGCAGCTGTTAATTGAACCTGAACTATATTTTCAAGGGGTTTTGGGAAGAATGAAGTAAATTTTTGTTTTTGAGAATCGTCAACAGAATCAACGATAATGGTATGATACTCGTGTTCAAAATCGGGTAAACTTGACTGACTAGTCACTAACGCCATTTATATATACTGGAGATTTTACTTCATCTTGTACCCCGCTTGTTGCTGGACAAGTTGTTGTCCACCACAAACTCCACCTCGACTGTCGGAATAGTACGAGTTTCCGAGACACGATGGCTTCGATTCAAGATCGAAAAGGGAACCTTCATTTTGGGTTTCGATTTCGACGGTCTGGTAATTACTTGTTCGCATGGCGGCGAGGGCGCATAACATTAAGAAGACAATCACAATTGCCTTGAGAGTATTTTTGTTTGTGGCGTTAAGTTTCATTTGTTATCAACATACATTTTTTTTAAAGTGCGTTAAAGAATTTATAATACTTTCAATATAAAGATTAAATGGACGGTGAGATCATACTTAATAGAAATCATACAAACGTGATGAAACTTGATGACAACGAACAAGCTCTCATGAACGAGATTGAAATCGAAATCCCAAGACCTCAGCCTGTAAAAAAACAAATGCCTAAACCCATGAAGACGCAATTTACACCACCACAAACACAAACTTTTCAGGAAGATATTGATTCGTTTGCTAATCCAAACAAACAAAATCCACCTTCGATTCCTCCACCAGAAGATCCAGTTGATTACGGTGAATACGAAGAAGAAGATCAGGGGTATGATTATACAGGTGGTGGGGGGGGTGGTATGCCTTATATGGAAGAGGAAAAACCGTCACCAGGCTACAAAACAATCGATGAAGAAAAAGCTGATCTTGTAAATAAACTCGGGAGACTCGAAAAGAAAGGGTTTACGGTAAATAAAAGATTAAATGTATATTCACCAATTGACGAACTTAGAAACGAAGTAAAGAGAATTACGTATAGCATAGACGTTGATAAATCTTTAAAATTTTCGAGGCGTATGCTTATTGCATGTACAACCGGTCTTGAATTTTTAAACAAAAAGTATAACCCATTT